CGAATCACAGATAAGTACGATGTAAACTGTGGCAAAGAGTTTCCGGGATGGCTAGCATACCATGACCTTTATCACAGGGGTGGCACAAATCAACCTATTGAAGACCTCTATCTTGTAACCATTGACGGGAATGAGAGAAGATATGTAAGTTCTCAAATTGATGTAGAACACTATCGGGAGCAAATACTAAAAGAGGAAATAAAAAACCTCGGTGCCAAAGTAGGCGATAAGGTAAGGGTTCTTAAAGAAACCAGTGGTAGTTATGGGAAGCAGTATTATGATCGTAAAAGCAAAAATGGCTTTCATACTATTACAAAAATAGAATGCTATGGGCATGTGACATTTGACAACGGAGAGGCTGAAATGTTCAGACCGACAGTTGAAGTAATTAACGAATAACTAGAAGTAAAAGAGGTAAACCATGAATGAATTAGAAAAAGCAGCAGCAAGTATATGTGGCGTGCATCCCGACTGGAGTAAGTTAGAATGTTTCAGAATAGGGTTCAAAGAGGGTGCCCAGTGGCAAGCCAAGCAATCCCCGTGGATCAGCGTAGATGAACGGTTACCAGATGAAAATCAAATGGTGCTCTGCCAAATGAAGTCAAACAATGCAATTGTTAGTGCATATATCTACAAGAATGGGGAAGGCAATCCTCAAACAGCTACTTCCCCATTATTTGAGTTTGAGGATTATCAAGGCTATGAACCGATCCGATGGATGTCAATACCCGAATAGCCTATGTCTACATTAACACGTGACGAGCAGCAACTTAGAAAGATGATAAAGGATGCTACAGGAATGAAGGTTTACAAAGCATCGTTCAAGCCATTAGTATTCAATATCTATTACAGTATTGTCCAGGAGTACAAGAATCAATCCGCATCACACATTACCGTTGCGCAAGGTGGCTGGCATGCAACTGATGGTGGAGAATATAAAATCTCAATCTATACACCAACGATAATAGTAGGTCATAAACGATTGATTAACATTCAGTATGTTAGAGATATTGCAACAAAAATAACAAATGCTTTAGATGATAGATTTGCTAGCGATTGTTGGAATACTTGCAATGAAGAAAGCAGTATTTGGCTTCCACTATCTCGCACTTCTTTCTATTTACAAAATACCTAATTTTAAAGAATAATTATAATCTAGAACCTTACGGTGTATAGGTGAACCGTACAAATACGATGAGTAAAAGCAATAATTCAACAGGTGGTGGCATCGGCTTTTTAGGGATTCTCACAATCGTTTTTATAGTACTGAAGCTAACAAATTATATTGATTGGTCCTGGTGGTGGGTGTTATCACCTGTATGGGCACCCATCATTCTTGCGGTCTTGATTCTATTAATTGTATATCTTACAGGTTTTTTGTTATCAAAAACAGATAAATACAAGTCGCATGGGCAGCACGTCCAGAAAAAGAAAACTGGTTTTGCAGCTCGCTTAGAATCCATGCAGAAGCAAAATAAAGAATTACTCCAAAGGAATAACGAGGTAAGCCAATAAAAAAGGCAGTACAGTTCCCCATACCACCGATTTGTATATTATTCTTGGCGGAACAAATATACAAAAAGATATGGGAAATAAAAAAAGATCAATAAGATTTGATGAACGAACATGGATGTTGCTTAATGAATTATCTGATAAAACTGACAGTAACATATCAATCGTGGTTCGCAGCCTTGTTAAGAAAGGCCTCAACGAATTAATTGATGATTCCGGAAACATAATATTAAATGAGAGACAGGTACAAAAAGAGTAAATTCTATCCCATGGTAGCCGAAAGCATCGGGCGCAATTACAATCGCCTTCATGCTTTATGCTGCCATGGGAAACATGGATATTTCGACGCACGCAGTCCGGAAGATATATTCCAAGATACAGTTGTGTTTGTAATTCAAGACGCGAAGGCGCAGAATAAATCTAACAATGATTTTATAGAACATTTTCTGTTCCGATTCCGCATGATTGAATTTCAGGCGCAGCAAGACGCTAAACAGCTTAAATCAATGCCTTATGCCAACTATAAACAAACTACCTAGCAAACAGACCAAGACTGGTAATCAATACGACGCTGCACGAAGGAAGATATACAACTCAGAGCGTTGGCGACGATTGAGGGCATGGAAGTTCACGAACAGCCCTTTGTGTGAGATATGCCTACAAAATGGCATAGTAACTCCATCTGAGGATATACATCATATCGTATCATTCATGAGTACAGAGGATCAATCACAGCGTGTGTTCTTAGCTTATGACTATGACAATCTACAGAGTCTCTGTAAGAAGTGCCACCAATCAGTGCACAACTCAAAGGCTCTGTAGATGCTCTCTGAAATTTCTATTTTCGTGGAACAAAACGTTAAATCATTGTTCCACGAACGAGGGGGGTAGGGGGTCTTTTTTTAGAGAGACGGAGCCTGCCAACCTCACCTAACCCGACTTCACACGCACGGCACTTTTTGAAATTTTGAATTTGTTAAATCGTTAACACTCCATTTGTCGGACAACTCCGTGGTTGATAGGTAAAACTTAGATTATGGTAAAATTTAAAATGCCAATAGGCTTATCAGAGGAAACAGAGGACTTTATGAAAGATGTAGTGAAGGAGTTGAACAAGAGAAAGGCTATTCAGTCGATTGATCTGGGAGCATTACGCATGTTGGCAACGAGTTATGAAATGTATCTGCAATCGACACAAATAATGCTAAAAGAAGGGCCAATCGTGATGATAAAATATGAGAAAGCAGCTAATCCGGCACAGAATATTGCAACCAAAAACTATGCTCAAGTGATGAAAATTATGACAGAGTACGGGCTAACGGTGAAGAGTCGCTCTACTATCAGTACTATGAAATCGGTCGAAGAAGATAATTCTCCGTTAGATAAATTCATCAATAACTCTAAGAAAAAGAAGATAGGGAAATGAAAGGTTACTATCAATATGCACAGGATGTGACCGATGGTAGAGTGCTGGTCGGGAAGTATATTAAACTGGCAGTTGAAAGATTTTATTGCTTCATCGAGCGCGAAGATTTAGAGTTTCGGGAAGATGAAGTAGATAGAGTGATTGATTTTATAGCCTTGCTCAGACACTACACTGGTCGCCATGCCGGAAAGCCCTTTATTTTGCTTCCGTGGCAAGAATTCGTAATTGCAAATATCTATGGTTTCTATCGAAAGGACGATGGAGAACGGCTTACTACATCAGTTTACATCGAAATTGCGCGTAAAAATGGAAAATCGGCATTTGCGGCCGCTCTGTGTCTTTACCATTTAATTGCTGATGGTGAAGCAGGAGCTGCCGTCTATCTGGCCGCAAACAGTAAGGATCAAGTAAAAGACTCCTCTTGGCCGCTTTGTTCGAAATTTGCCAAAGGGCTTGATCCAAAGGCGAAGAGGTTAGATATTTTTAGAGATACCGTAAAGTTCGACCTCACCGACAGCACACTTAAGGTGTTGGCTGCGGATGCACGCCTATTGGATGGATCGAATCCTTCAATGTTTTTGCTTGATGAATACCATGCTGCCCGTACTTCAGAAGTAAAGGACGTTCTTCAGTCTGGACAGGGAATTCGAGATAATAAGATGGGCGTGATTATAACTACCGCAGGATTTGATAAGCTTGGTCCGTGCTATCAGATGCGCACCATGTGCACCGAAGTACTTATGGGGATGAAAAAAGACGATACGCTCTTTGCCGGTATTTATTCGCTTGATGAGTCGGACGATTGGAAAGACGAAACCATGTGGGCGAAGAGCAACCCGAATTTAGATGTGACTGTGAAGACGAAGTACCTCAGGGAACAAGTTCAGAAGGCTGTAAACTCGCCATCGGAAGAGGTGGGCATCAAAACAAAGAATATAAATATGTGGTGTGATGCTGAAACGGTATGGATTCCCGACCACTATATTTTGAGCTCATCAGAAAATATTGATTTTGATCAGTTCCGTGATATGGATTGTTATGCAGGAATTGACCTTTCATCTACCAGTGACTTAACTTGTGCTGATTTTATGTTCCCGACTGAGGATAAATACTATTTCAAAACAAAGTACTACTTACCTGAAGCGGCTTTGCGTGAGAAGCGATTCAAGGAACTTTACGGAGAATGGCGCAGACAGGGACTTATTACAATTACTCCTGGCAATGTGGTTGACTATGATTTTATTCTTAACGATATAATCGATATCGGACGTATCGTGTCTTTGCAAAAGATTGCGTACGACTCCTGGAACTCCACCCAGTTTGTAATAAATGCCACAGATGCCGGATTGCCGATGGAACCGTTCAGCCAAGCACTCGGTAATTTCAACCGGCCAACAAAGGAGATGGAACGCCTCATTCTTTCTGGCAAAGCTGTGATCGATAATAACCCGATCAATCGTCACTGCTTTCGTAACGTAGTGATGGCTCGTGATCGAAACGGAAACACCAAGCCGTCTAAGCAGTTTGAAGAAAAGAAGATCGATGGTGTGATTGCCAAGTTGGAAGCACTTGGGGTTTATCTTGTTTCACCTCGTTACAGCGCGTTAATTTAAAGTTGTCGGACAACTCTGTGGTTGTATAGAAAAACAGTTATGAAAATACTTGGAGTTGAAATAAGAAGAGCCAGTAAGAAGGAAATAGCGGGTACGTCCATGATGCGCGGAGGTGGAATTGCTTTAGCCAGCCGGAGTAAACCAATGCTTCTTAGTACGGTGTACCGTTGCGTGGATGTGATCGGCGATGCTGTTGCCCAACTTCCACTGGATACGTACTTGGTGGATGAAGAAGGTTATAAATCTAAGTTTAAAAAGCATCCGGCATACCATCTGTTGAACTGTGAGCCGAACGAGGATATGACCCGTTTCACGTTCTTTAAAACACTTGTTACCTCTGTACTGTTGGACGGTAACGGATATGCCTATATTGAACGTGATAGCGTTGGAAATGCCGTACAGTTAGTTTACCTGCCTTCGTACATGGTGAGTATTGTCTATGTACCCGATCGAGGTACCGGTATACAGCGAAAGCGATATCAGGTAACTGGGTTTACCGAATTGGTGGAACCGCATGATATGATTCACATTCTAAATTTTTCATATGACGGCATTATAGGTGTTTCTACGCTAACACACGCTCGGCAGACGATTGGTATTGCCACAAGCAGCGAACAACACGCTGCTGGATTTTTTGAGGGTGGCGGAAGTATGGCAGGCACATTAACTATTGAGGGTACTCGCTTGAATGCGGAACAAAAGAAACAGAATTACGAAGAGTGGGAAAAGCGAACTAATCCAGCAACCGGTCACCCTAACGGGATTGTGATTTTAGAGGGGAATATGAAATACCAACCGATAACGGTCAACCCCAAAGATGCCCAGTTACTCGAAAGCCGTCTGTTTAATGGGATTGACATCTGTCGATTTTTCTCCGTTTCACCGGTAAAGGCCTTCGATTTGAGTAAGTCTAGTTATTCGACAGTGGAAGCCACACAACTTGCTTTCCTAACTGATACGGTAGCGCCAATGCTTGAAAAAATAGAGTTAGAAATTAAGCGCAAGGTGTTCAAACCCTCTGAATGCGAATCAATCTCAGTACAATTTGATACTTCAGCGCTTCTTCGTGCGGATATGACCTCTTTAGCTGCTTACAATAACATGTTATTCCAGAATGGCGGTATCTCTCCTAACGAGATACGTAGGGCAAATAATCTGCCAAGACTCCCGGATGGTGATGAAACTTTCGTCCAAGTGAATACGCAACCGTTAAAATTTGCTGTAATGCGTCCAGTTGACCCCGAAAAAGACAAAAATAAGCTCGAAAACCCGAAAAAATAGAAAAGTTGTCGGACAACTCTGTGGTTGTACTATAAATACTTGAATTATGGATGAAAAAAGGGAAATAAGAAATACTTCGTATGAAGTGACGGTGGATTCCGAAAGTAGGACTGTAGAGGGTTATGCTCTACTGTTTGATACCCCATCTACAGGGCTTCCATTTACAGAAGTCATTGAGAGGGGCGCATTAGAAGGTGTGCTTCCAAAGAGTGATGTATTCGCATTATTGAATCACAATCAAAGCCGAGGAGTTTTGGCGAGATCAAACAAAGGAAAAGGCTCCTTATTGCTATCTATTGATACCAAGGGGTTAAAATACCGTTTTGAGGCGCCTAATACACCGCTTGGTGATGAGTTATTGGAGAATTTAAATCGTGGAGAGATCGATAGCTCTTCCTTTGCCTTTACGGTTGAAAAAGATACATGGGAGCGCTGCAAGGATGGAAAGGTAAAACGAACCATACAAAAGGTTTCAGAGCTTTATGATGTATCACCGGTATATAATGCGGCTTACTCGCAAACATCCGTATACAAGCGGGGCATGGACGATTTAGAGGCAGAAGAAAGAAGGGCAGGGGAAGAGTCTTTAAAGACTTATTATGCTGCAATAGAGAAAAAATTCATTTAATAATTTTTAATTATCAGATTATGGCTAAAGAAAAAAGCACAGTCGAGCTGAAAGACGAAAAACAACAGCTTATTACTCGTTCCAAGGCAATTACCGAAGCTGCAAAAGGTGAGAAGCGAATGCTTAATGATACAGAAAATACCGAACTGGGAAGCATCCAGTGCCGGTTGGCTGATATTAACATTGAACTCTCTGAATTGGCAGAGACAAACAAAGGTAAGGGTACTCCTTACGGCACGCAAAAACGATTCTCATTGCTCCGTGCCATTGGAGAATCAATTAGCGGAACCTATTCAGACGAAAGTCTAGCGGTAATTGAGAGAGGACGTGCGCAGATGTCCGGTATGGAGACAGTAGGCAGTCTATTGCTGCCTGTCGAGGATAGAGCCGCCGTAGTGGCCGGAACTCCTGCTAATGGTGGTAATGTGATCGACACTGACCTATTGGATATCATGACACCGCTTAGTGCCAATCTCATTTTGGCTCAGGTTGGTGCGAACATCGTAACCGGATTGACGAACAATGTTTCCATTCCGAAGTACACAGGTACCACTGCCAACTGGGCAGGTGAAACAGCTTCTGCTGAAGACGGGACAGGCACCTTCAGTAAGCAGGGGTTCACCCCGAAACGTTTGACGGCCGTAACGTATATTTCTAAGCAGATGTTGGCACAGGATTCTTTGGGCGTTGAAAGAATGTTGCGCGACCAGATTGTCCGTGCGATTGCTGCCAAATTGGAATCTACCATCTTCGGGGCTGCCACTACGTCTACATTAAAACCGGATGGCTTCTTCACTACCGTTCCGGCTGCAGGCGGTGTTGTTGACTGGAAGAAGATTGTTGAACTCGAAACAAAAATAAACTCTTCCAACGCTTTGCAGGGCAACTTGGCGTATGTGATTCATCCGTCTATCCTTGGTAAGCTGAAAACTACTGTGAAAGACGCTTCCGGTGCAGGTGGTTTCCTGATTGGAGACAATGGACTACTGAATGGATTCAAGTGTCTTGTTACCACTAATGTTGCAAGTGGACTGCAAACAGCTAAAGATGAATACGGAGCAATCTTCGCTAACTGGGCCGATTATTTCATTGGTCAGTGGGGTGCACTTGATTTGACTGTTGATCCTTATACAATGGCCGGAGAAGGACAAATCAAGCTGATTGTAAATGCCTACTTTGATGCCGGCATACGTCGCGAGGAAAGCTTCGCTAAAACAACTTGGAAATAAAACAACCATGGCATATATAACTTTAGAACTGGCAAAGAAACATCTAAACGTAGAAGAAAGCTACACAGATGATGATAGCTATATCGAGCTTTTGATCGGTGCGTCTGAGAATGCCGTTTCAAAAGATATATGTGAGAACCTAAAAGACATAGAGAGCGAACCGGGAAAACTCCCGGACTCTCTTGTTTTTGCAATCCTCTTACAGATCGGAGATTATTACAGCAATCGTGAAACTATGGCTTTTGGCTGCACCGTAAAGGCTCTCCCTACTTATGACAAACTAATCGGACATTATCGGAATTATTCAAAATGAGAGCAGGTCTTTTACGTGAACTATTAGTTTTTAAGGAGTTGAAACAGGTGCAATCTAATAGTGGAGCTGCTAAGAAAGAGTATGTACCCATACTGACTTGTAAGGCTTATCGCAAAAAGCAGGCTACGGTAGTAGACCGTGATGGCGTTAATGCTATGGAGCAGTTCACCGGGTGTATTATTGTTTTTCAGACACGCTATTACCCAGTTATCAAAGAAAATCAAAGAGTCGAATACCAAGGAAGGGATTACTCTATTTCTCTGCTTGACAAACAGGGGGATAATACATACCTAATCACTCTAACTAAAATTGACAAGTAATGAATGGTCTTAGGCAATATGCAATAAGAAGAGGTCGGGAAAGCCCATTGCTCAATAGGGGAATGTCTTTTCAGATAACAACGATTGGGGCTGCACAGGTCGAATCGGCTGTTAGTGAATTGCTGGATATTGATAAGGACAAGGCCATACGAGCTGGTCTTAGAAGTATGGGTAATACGCTTGTATCTGGAGGAAAAAGGCGGTTGAAATCGCGATTAAAAGACTCTAGCGGATTACAGGGAAAACTTTTTAAAGCTTTTAAGATTCGCGTGAAATTGCGCAAACCGGGTGCGTTAGTAGGATTTAATAAGGATGGGCACCATTCACACTTGGTTGATATGGGAACTGAAAAAAGAAAGCATCCAATCACGGGAACTTCCGGTATCATGCCAGCTAATAGCTTTTGGACAGATACAGCTCGAGAGGACTGGGATAATGCTTCTAAAAAGCTTTTTGAAGGGATAGAACGCGCCAAAAATAGAATTATAGAACGTAACTCTTACTAGGCATGAATAAACTTAAAATTACCACAGAAGTACGAAGTATTCTTCTCAATTCTCCCGAGATTTTCGAATTGATAGGAGAACGAGTTTTTCCACTTGTGGCTCCTGCGGATACTGATGGGGATTTTATTGTATATCAGCGCGATGGATATAAGATCGAATCCACCAAAATGGGTAGATGCATTGATAAACCAATGGTGTATATCAATACTGTAAGTGACGATTATGACCGATCTCAGGATTTGGCGTCAATAGTCTACGAATTACTGGAGGGGGATTTTGAAAGTCCAAATATGCGAATACGCCTAGAGGACTCAACAGAGGACTATGCGGACGGGAAATACATTCAGGTACTCCTGTTTTCAATTCAATAATTATGGCAAGAAGTAGAACAATTAACAATTTAAGTAAAATGGCAGCAATTAAACATGATTCGAATACTGACATCGTAAGGGGTGAGTTATTCTTGTTTATCGGTGAAAGTCCGATTGCATTTGCATCAAGCTGTGGGCTTGATATCTCTACCGAAGAGATCGATATCTCAAACAAGATGTGTGGAGACTGGGCGGCAGCGCTACCCGGAAAGAAGAGTTATACACTATCGAGTGAATCTCTATTGACTCGGTTAACCGGTGCGGTCAGCTTTGATACGCTGTTGGCCAAACAAGTGGCCGGTGAGACTTTGGAGTTTTTCTTTGGTGCGGCAAAGGTAACTGAGCCAACTAATGTAGGCGGAAAGTTCGCTTTAGACACCGCTCAGGTAAACTACAAAGGCACCGTCATGATTACATCGCTATCGCTTAAGAGTGATAACGGTCAGATTGCATCGTGTAGTGCATCATTTAAAGGTATCGGCGCATTAGAACCGGTTGCTCCGGTCGTGATCGGAGGTTAGAAACTTTATTTTAAACATTGAAAGGGCGGTCCATTGATGGCCGCTCTTTCTTTATAAATAAGAAAACATGGAATCATTTCTAATATATGCACTTGCGGCTTTTATCATCTATTTGGTGGCTTGCGTTATCGATTTTGTTTTTTCCAGATCAGGAAGGCCTTCTCCTAATCTAATTCCACCACCGCCCGCGCGGAAACCTGAATCTAACGCGATAAAGGGGTTTGTTGTGAGTATGAAGCTAACGATGAAGGTAGTTATCCGTTGGGAACAATTAATCGGCCGGTCTTTCTCATGCATGGACTATAAAAATCAATCGGATGTCGAGGCGTTGATTTACTGCTTGATGTTGTGTAATAATCCTAATATGACTTATACGCTCGAAGAGTTTACTCATACACTGAAGAACGATAAAATATCACGGGATATCTATAAGGCATTCGCACGCGAATCTTCTGTAATAAACCAATTTCAGGCAGCTACAGAGTCGGTCAAATCTAGTGAATCGGGAGCCACTCCCGGGTATATTAAAGATATCGTATCGATGCTTATCATGCATGGATTGGATGCCAACTTCGCCATGAATATGGAACTGTGCGATATGCCTCTGTTTATAGCAGCTTATCAAACCAATCGGAAGGAGCTAATGGAGAGCGACAGACTATGGACATACCTCACTATACTACCTCATGTGGATGGTAAGAAATTGCCTTCTGCACGTGATCTTTATCCTTTCCCATGGGAAGAAGAAGAGATGATGGAAGAGGCTACGAAATCCATTCAGGAGGATTCGGATAAGCTAGATGCATTTTTTGAACAAGGTAAAAATTTAATAGCAAAGAATTATGGCGGGTAGATTAAGTTTCTCGATAGCGATAAATCTCCTCACGGAGAACTTCAAGAAGGGAACGAATAACGTTAAGAACGGATTCCGTTCGATGCAAATGCAGGTATTAACCTTTGCTGCTGCCTTAGGTGTCGGTGGGCTTGGGTTAAGTGACTTTGTGTCTCGACTAATAACAGTGGCCCGGGAGACGAGCCGAGTTACAACGGCACTGAAAAACGTATCGGGAAGTTTAGGGCAGTTTGCCGACAATCAACGGTTCCTGCTTGATATGGCGAAGAAATACGGATTAGAGATAAACGCTTTGACCGGCAATTTTGCAAAATTTACGGCCGCCTCTCAAGTGTCGGGTATGTCGATGATGAATCAGCGAAAAATATTTGAGTCTGTTTCCCGGGCGGCTACAGCATTTGGCATGAGTGCCGAGGATTCAAACGGCGTATTTCTTGCGTTGTCGCAAATGATGTCTAAAGGAAAGATCAGTTCGGAAGAGCTTCGTTTGCAGATGGGAGAGAGGCTGCCAATAGCATTACAGGCGATGGCTAAGGCTGCCGGGGTTTCTGTTGCCGGTCTTGACAAATTATTAAAGCAAGGTAAGTTAATGAGTGCTGACGTACTCCCTAGGTTTGCTGATGCTCTTAATGAAATGATCCCGAACGTTGATACGGACAATCTCGAAACGTCTATAAATCGGCTTAAAAACGCTTTCACGAAGTTTACAAAAGAGACGGGCATACAAAATGCATACAAAGGTATCATCGATTGGCTTACCGGAAAGGTAACGATAGCAGGAGAAGATATAAAAAAGGTGTTTTCCAGTGTAGCGGCTTTTGTTGTAGGTGTTTCTCTTGGAAAGATGTTTAAATGGATCGTTGCCCAATTGGCTGCTTCACAAAGAGCCGCCATGATTGCAGCATCTCGATCTGCCAAAGCTGCCGGTGTTGCATTCGATGCAGTCGCTTGGAAAGCTCAAAGCGCTGGGGCTACGGTGAGCACGATGTTTACACGCTTAGGTGCATCTATGAAGTCGGCTTTTATTTCCGCATTACCTACTGCAATTCTTGTATTCTTATCTATGGCTGCTGCAAAATTGATAAGCATGCGACAAGAGGCAGCCCGAATTAAAAATCTATTCTCTGATTACAAGGCAGAGGCAAATCAATCTACACAAACGGCTGAAATAATAGCTCTCAACACTCAATTGAAGCTGATGAATGAGAAAGGGGCCAGTCAGGAGCAGATTAATAATGCACAAGCAGAACTACAAAAGCAACTCGGGAAAGAATATAAAAGCCAGGAAGAGCTTAACAAAGCGGTTGCAAAAAGAGTTGAGCTATTGAAGGCAGGAGCCGAGGTTGATTTTTACACTCGTAAGAAATTAGAGACTGAAGATCAAATAAGCAATCTACAGCGCAAGAAAGGTAAAGCTGCAGCATCTGTCGTGCAAACTGGTGGAATGTATAATCCATGGAATGGTCCCGTTGGAATAAAAACACTATGGAGTGCGTTTAATCCATTTAATGGCGCTAAAGTTGAAACCGATGCCGCATCGGCTGGGCTAACAGAGCTACAGCGAATATTGTCTGATGTGAACAGTAAACTGGAGACATCTACATCTTCGGCAAATGCTCTTGGCTCAACAAATACTAACCTTGGCGGTGGAGATAGTGATGCCAAGAAAACCGACCTACAGAAAGCAGAGGAAAAGTACGCTCAATCGCTTCGTGAACTTGATGCAAAGGTCGAAATAGAGAAGATATCGAAGAATGAGTATAACAAAGCATTAGATGAACTCAACGCAAGTATGTTCATTGAGGCTAAAGGATCGGGAGATAAAGCTATACTCGAGAGCAAGTACTTCAAGAATCTGCAGGAGGCTGTTAAACATCCTCTTTATAACAAGAATATAGCTGAATTAGAGGATGTACAGAAAAAGCACAAAGAAGAAGAGAGTAAGCTTCTGAACCTGTATCAAAACAAGCGGTTGACAGAGCAAGAATATAACGACGAACTCCGTAAACTGACGCAGGAAACGATTAAAGCAGCAGGCTCTATATCCGGACTTGAAAGCCAAGCTTATGTATCAGCGATGCAATTCCGAGCCAACTCAATGAAGCCGAATATGCCAGTAATGAAGCAGCGAGATACCACCTACGATTATAAAAAGTCAAAATCTGATATAGCTGGCGAAGAACTTGACATTGCGAAGGATTATGCCAAAAAATTACAAGAGCAAGCAAAAGAAGCCGGTAGGGCTCTTTCCGAGGAGTTAGCAAACGCAATGGCCAATGTGCCTACGTTGGAAAAAGCGTTGAAGATTGCTGTGGTCATGGAAGACGTGAAGCAGTTAAAAGAAGAGCTTAATGATGGACTCTATAGTGGCGTAAAAGATATTGCATCCAGTGCGGATCGCCTTGTTTCTTCTTTCCAAGCACTCAAAGAAGCTTTTGACCCCGATTCAGAAGCGAGCGGATGGGAGCGGTTGATGGCTGTATGGAGTGCAATGACAAACGTCGTAGACTCATTCCTTTCTGTTGCCAAAATGATGGAAAACTTAACTGAGCTTACTAATAAGCTGATACTCGCAAAACAAACTGAGGCGACTATAGATACTGCATTGACGGGCACTAAGGTAGCTAATGCAGCAACGCAAACAACGGCTACTACTAGCGCATTAGCAACGCAAACAACTGCTGAAGTAGCTGCTTCAGCAACAAAATCGACTGCCGCATCTGTTGAGATGGCAGCGAAGAGTACGGCAGCATACGCCGCTATTCCATTTGTTGGGGTCGGGTTAGCTGCCGCTCAAATAGCTGCAATGGAGGCTATGATTATGGCTGCCGGGCTTCCTAAGTTTGCCAATGGTGGTATTGTTTCAGGCGGTCCAACATCCGGAGATAAAATCTTAGCTCGCGTAAATGCGGGTGAAATGATCCTTAATGCCGGGCAGCAGTACCGGTTGTTTGAAGCGATTAACTCCGGAAGGCTAGGAAGCTCCCGAAACATCAATATCGGATTTGACAGAGTGCGTGGAGGTGATATTCTGCTCTCTCTTAATAACACATTAAAAAAACAAGGGAAGAAACCATTATGAGTTACAAACTAATATACACTATACCATACGCAAGCCTTAACAATGAGGCTTGCGTTGTTGAGATTGAAAAAGAGGACTACACAGGTTTACCAACCGAGTTGACCGGTTCAGAGTCTCCTTTTGAAGTAGAAATCGATGATAACGATTTTCTTTATGCTCCAACAAGATTTAGCACTGCACGAATTCGTGTTGTCGGTAGCGACTACCTGCAAGAGTTGTACTCTACATCTTATCAACAATACAGAGTTACCTTTAAGCGTGATGGAGTTGTTACCTGGTGCGGATTTGTTAAGCCAGAGGTTTACACACAAGATTACAGCTCAGACAAGTTCGAGCTTGAAATAGAGTGTATGAGTGCAATGTCAGTATTAGAGTTTATTAAATACAAGCAGACTGGCGCCGATGGTAAGGTTTTTACTTCACTTTGGGATTTGCTTAAAAAGTGCGTAGTGGCTTCACGTGGGCAGTATTCTGCTGTTTATATCCCACATGTATATGCTAAGGATATGGAAAGTTATGCGGCTTGGGAAGATGTCTTAATCCAGATGCTTGTTAGTGAACAGGATTTTTTCGACGAGGACGACAAACCAATGAAATTGAAAGAGGTGTTGGAAGAGATGTGCAAGTTCCTTAACTGGACATGCGTAGATTATTTGGGTGAGCTGTATTTCGTTGATATGGATCATGATGGAGAATATTACCGGTATAATCTTGATATGACAGTTTTTAGCAAAGCAACTAGAGGCCCGGTTCTTAATGTTCAAAAAGTTGGCTTTTTAGGAAACAATCACGCACTTGATTTTTTACCTGGTTATAACAAATGCATTGTTCGAACGAGCAACTACCCAGTTGGGAGTGTTTTTATTGAAGAAGATTTCAATACGGCAAAAGTTATAGATAGATATAAGAAAATAAATTCATCCAATCCATCTGCTCCACAAAGGACTGAAACTACATACGTGTTCCTTAAACCAAATACTTACAAGGATTATCATTATGTGTATAATGAATATAATATCCCTGATTTTGGTATCGAGAAAGGCTGGAATATTGTTTCTCAAGATCGTTTTGAGGAGACTTCACCTGATATTAAACTATCGATGTTTGGTGCTACTATAATGAAAAGATGTGAGATTCAATTCAAAGATGGTGTTTCTAGCGCATTTAATTATGACTTTGAGAATTTAATTAAGCTGTGTGTGAGTCAAACTAATTTTGTTTTTCCTAATACGGAGATAACTACTTTATTGCCAATTGGGAAGGTGTTGCTTAATCTAGGCGAATACCTTCCATGCGCATCATATATAGACGGTGCTATTTCTATTAATATGTCAATACTTACAGATGGAATGGCTAGACAAACACCTGGTATAGATGCCGAGTTTAACTTTCAGCCAATCAAAATGTATTTTAAATTAAAAATAGGCGAATATTATTACAATGGTACAAATTGGGTGAAAAATGAATCAACATTCGGTGTTGAGTTTGAAAATACAAATAGAGCGTACGAGCAGTACAACTTTATAAATGTAAAAAACACAAAGACAATAGACATGCCTTATAATGGCATGAGTGGATATATTATACCGATAAAGGGAATAGCATTAACTGGGTCTCCTAGCCTGCAGATTGTTGGATTTTTCGCAAGGGGATCAGGTGTGTATGATTATGATAATAGGCAATTCGGTTGCTTTGTTAAAGATATCAAGGTGCAATATCAAAAAGAAGATATAGACGGATTAAATGTTTCAGAGAATTCTGATCGATATTATGAAAATATTGTTAATGAAGATTATATTAATGAACTCGACGAAATCGAGTTTAAAATATCTTCATATAACAACGATGGAGCGTGCTATAGTAAAGTGCTTATTGATGGTAAATACTTGACTGACAATCTATATTCATCCGTTATGGGAGAGCCTACTAGACCCGAGGAACAGCTAATACATCGCATCATAAATCGCTATAGTGCCACCCACGTAAAACTTACACAGGTAATAAAAGAGACACCGAAATTGACTCCTTTAACAAAGTTGTCGGACAACTTCATGGTTGATAAGAAATTCATGCCTATTGGAGGTTCGATTGATTATAAAACCGGGCAGTATAGGTGCATAATGGTAGACGTGTAAAATGAAGAAAGTATTTATCAGCGAAAAAGCAATTCCATCTAATCCGAGGTCGAAAAATTATTCGACAGGATCGACTATTATTCGTACTAGTAGCGGTACGAATAATAGTTTATTGCCAGCACAAGAACAACTTTTCATTAAGAAGCTAGATCCTTTTGGCAATCCATATGCATATACCGACCTACCGATCGTAACCCGCAGCGGCCTGATAACCTACAATGACGATGGCAGCATTAACCTGCCCGATCTGTACGCCGGACTTCCCCTCGATGGCACCACCATCGGCCGCGATTCCTCCGGGGCACTTACCGTATTGGGTGGTGTAGGCTCCGACTTCGATGCAACTCAGATGTGGGCTTCCTTATCTGGATCAGGTGCAGAGCAGATCAACAAGTCTCATCTCACCGATGCTTTTGCTGGTTATGCTACCGAGTCTTGGGTAAATGATAAAGGTTATGTCACCACCACCCGTCTGAACGAGTTGATAGGCGGTGCATCGTCTGCCTTCGACACACTGAAGGAGATAGAGGACTACATCAACTCGCACGAAAGCGTAACAGCCGGTCTGATCGCATCTCTTGGTAACAAGGTCGATAAGGTTACAGGTATGGGGCTATCGGAGCACAGCTTTACAACCGCCTTGCGAGACAAGCTCAACAGCATTGCCGACGGTGCCAACAAGTATATTCTTCCCGTGGCCAAAGCAGCCGTATTAGGCGGTGTAATGATCGGTAGCAATATCAACGTCAATGCTCAGGGAGTAATCAGCGTAGAAGCTCCTTACAGCCATCCTACGCAAAAAGCTATAACGGCCGGAGCTGCACGTCACTTCTTAACCGGTCTTGCCGTTAACGAGTATGGTCACGTCACCAGTGCTACAAGTGCAGCTCTAACGAAAGATGATCTCCTGTCCGTACTGAAGGACGAAGACGGAGTGATCCGACTTGACGCGCAATTAGCACTAACCGGCAGCTTGATTAACTTCGCCAACTTGGGTACAGTCAATATCCCATCCTTGTATGATGGAATCCCGGTCGATGGGAAGAGTATCTATTGGGAGAATGGCACACTGAAGAGTTCCTCGACTGGCGGTGGTGGGCTTGCTAAGGTTATCGTTAAGGTAGGTCTAGCGGCCTACGAATCTGTTGACGGAGTGGTTACTCTGCCGGCTTATCCGACAATGCCCGATCTGACCAACTATGTAACAACCAACACTGAGCAAACAATATTAGGACAAAAGACATTTACATCTCCAGTTTTTTTAAATCATAGCGTGATCGGTGATGCTCCTGATAACATTAGTTTCTATACTAAACAATTCGGAGGGCAGGGAATTAATATGAGAAGCTTATTGGTATCTGCTGATTACTCTTTGAGAAATTTAGTACCAGACCAAGGTGCATATTTTGTTGGTGATATAAAAGCTAGCTCTTTTGTTAAACACGGTGGAACTGCTAACCAAGTTCTCCGGGCTGATGGTGGAGTTTCTTCATTTAATTGGATTGCACAACAAGGTCAACCCGAATGGATATGGGGAGGAAATTCACCACACGATTATTTCGTTTGGAACCCTGCTAATTTTAGGGTAGCAAATGCTAATGCCGTCGGGGATGTAGGATTAAATAGAATCTTAGCATATAAAGGAACTCTTGTAAGCAATGTGAATTTTGATAATCTTTGGGAACCCGCTTGTTATTTTAATCAAATTGGAAACGGAGCCAATAATTCTAATTATCAATTAACATATAGTGTTGACTTAGTCTTTGGCGGTGATGCTTATATTTCACAATTACAACACGGAGCCAATAATAGTAGCTTAGCTATTCGCCAAAGATGGGATGGTGTTTGGTCTCCTTGGAAAACTATACCTTTTGAAAGTGGTAATATAGAATCTGCTAACCGACTCCGGCATGCTCGTTCTATCTGGGGACAACCTTATGATGGTACAAGTAACATAGAGGGTGCTATGTTTGGAGTTAGAAGCATTGGAGGATTAACTAATACTTCGATTGATTATATTACTAATCACGGTCATCACTTTTACACTAACGCTGGAACTGTACACAGAATGGCTATATTAGGGAATGGTGATGTTGGGATTGGTACAGCTGATCCTGTATATAAGTTAGATGTTCGTGGCGACATACGATCTACTGCAACAATTACAGCTAGTCGTGTTGTTGCAGGATTTGATTCTGGTGTTGCAGGGTCTGTGTCTTGCAGTAATTGGTTTAGAAGTAGTGGCCCGACAGGATGGTTTCACAATGAGTATGGCGGTGGTATTTATATGACCGATCCAAACTACGTTAGAGTTTATAATTCCAAACCTTTTTGGGTCGACAATCATATTAGACTCAATCAAAACTCAAACTCATCACAATTACTCGATTTAAGAAATACGGGAGATGGATGGACGTGGATGAGTATGGGTAATGATAGGCAAGGTGATGGATGTGTTCATTTAGCTTGGAATACAATTGCAGATACTAATTCAGGACTTACTTTTCCAGCTAATAGTTATCATATTAGACCTGGTGGAGTTAATACTATTGCAGCTTTTAATCAGGGTGGTAGCTATTTTGCAAATAAGGTTGGAATAAATACAACTGCTCCTGTTTATCATTTAGATGTTAGAGGTACTTTTAGAGTTACTGACGAATTACGCGCTAGTACAGGTATTTTATTGGATGGATTAACTGCTAACACAAACTCACATATTAGACTTGTAAATGGAGTAAGCCACAAACAATGGGGTATTAAGGCTGGTAATTACCAAGTAAATGAGGACGATTTTACGATTACTGACGACTATACTGGTACTTTGCCAAGCATTAGGATTAGGTCTGGGTTAGAAAGAGATTTTCTTGTTGCTAATCGGCTTTTTGTAAATGCCAACAAAGCAAATGATAGACTGGCTGCAAATGCGACAATCTCTCTCGCTATTGGAGACTCTGATACCGGGTTTGATTGGGCTAGTGATGGCGTATATAAGATAAAATCAGACGGCATTGATATAGCACAAGTAAGCCAAGACCGCTTCCATCTCTATAAAAAAATGGTGATTGAATCGAACGAGGGAAATTACTGCGAAGGCATACGAATCAAGGCCTCTTCCTCCAACTGGGTAACTATCGCTTTGGGTGCAGATGGAGAGTTCGGTACTTCTGAAAATATGTGGAGCATACATAGAACTGATACGAATAACTTTACTATATCCCGTAATACCTCTACTGGTGAGAATGGTATGATCATTACTAAAACAGGAAACGTTGGTTTTGGTACAGTAAATCCAACAGAAAAGCTTACCGTTAATGGATGGCTTGGTTCCATTGGGGCTACAGGATGGTATAACACTACATTTAGCGGCGGTATGTACATGGCCGACTCAGATCAGGTGCGCGTATATGGAAACAAAGTGCTATACAATGACGGCTTTCGTACATGGGGTATTGCTGGTTATCGCGTTGGATTGAAACTCTACAATCCTCTTCACACAGGAATCAACTTATCTAATGATTCTTACACTTGGGGTATCTATTCTCATTGGAATGGCAATATGTACATTGGTCGTCGATCGGGCAATGTTAACGATGAAAGTGGTGAGTATTACCTAATCATCGGTGCCGGCACCATGACTTATAACGGTAGCATTGTCCTGAATGGCGGTGGGCTTATTACCTACAGCTCAGATATGAGACTCAAAGAGATACAGGAGTACTTTAAACCATCGCTGAACGAATTGGCAGCTCTGCCTATATTCGCCCACTCCTGGCGCAATGGCACACCCGGCGTTCAGCTCTCAACATCCGCACAAGCAGTACAAAAAATCATGCCTTGGAATGTATTCGAGGGAGACGATGGATATCTCAAGATGGACGGTACCCGTACCGCTCTGGCCGTATCTATCCGACTGGCACAGTTGGCCAACGAATACATCACTAACAACGAACGATGGAAGTCCGATAAAGACAGACAGATCGAAGCATTACAGAGAGAAGTAAGAGAATTGAAACAACAATTAAATGTAGCATAACGATGGCAGTATATGATATCTTACCGTTTACAGTACTGACGGATTCGGACATAAGAGACACTCTTAGAGCCTCAGGTGGAGTGGTTGACTTCGACTCGCGCAATTGGTTTAAGCCCGAAGCCAGAATCAATATGTGGAGCCGCTACAAACCTGTTGAGTATGATGCCCCGTTTCTTGAAGAGCCTTTGCGCAGCACGATTACCGGGTTCTCATACGAAGACATCAAGGATGGTATCTTTACCATTCGCCTGTACACCTATAAGAACCCAACTTTACCTACGCGAAGTGCTGATTTCCGAGGCTACAACCGGCACGCCAAGGCTTTTCATCCTTATATCCCGGAAGCGGCATACGTCGGAGCACCTCCCAATACGAACATCTATATCAGCTCTAATGGGGACACTGCTGCTTTTCTTGTGAATGTTGTTCTTCCGGAGATCAATCTGAGAAACTTCCACTCCGATCTAGGTGACGCCCCGGCAGATGGAGTGATCGATATCGTATTCTTCTACGATAATAAGGTTAACGTGCTTGGCTCATTAGACCTGAGCGGAGTGAGCGAAGAAGACTACCGGCTTAACTATGCCAACAAGGAAGTATCAATTGCCTGTTCTCACTCTCTCGGAATACCGGCATCAGGCGATACAGCTTACCATACCTATTATGCGAGAGTATCGGGATGTATGTTGGTCTCTATGAGCTTCTGCTCCATACAGGGAGTATTATATAAACGATTCATGCAAGACCCGAACGATGTAAATCAATGGATAAGAGCTACTGTAAGCATTGATAGCACGCAGTGGGTTGACAGCATGGGTGATGTCAACAACTACATCAAGTGGGGATTGATCAAGTACTTGAGAAGAAACGAAGCGTCCGATAAAGTCGGAATCAAATTATACAACCTATGGCATGGTATATCCGGTTTAGGTGGATTAGAAATCGCCTATAAGAACGAATCGGGGCAATGGATCGTAATTGTAACCATGGGAGCCGTCACCAACTTCGAGAGTTGGAGACTGTCCAACGGAGCTTATTACTTCGGTGGCAACCCATATACGGAAAATTACGACTTCGACGGTATCGGTAATGTGCTTACATCAAATGCTACCATACTATTACCTGGCACTAATTCCTCATTCCAAGTTTCAGAGTTCAGAATCAAATATTTAAAGAGAGTATAATCATCATTTTTAATAAAAACAATTATGGCAATCAAGATTTCAAACATTACTACCCGTGTGAAGGTAGAAGAGACAATTAACGGCTATAAGTTCGAAGGAACCGCCGAAGTGTATAATGCTCAGAAGGCAATTAAATCGCTCACTGCAACGATTACCAAGGAGTCTGACCAATCCGCACCCAATACCGCCATGACCGGCACAACAGGTCGGCAGTACATGTACTCTGTGCAGAGAGGTATATCCGAAGGAGCTACCACAGCAGGCGGCATGTACCTCCCTGATGGCGAAGATGGCGAAGCAATCCTAACAGCCGGTATCGCGTTCGAAAGAGCGGTTGAAGCGTATGTAAAAACAGCAGAATTATAATCTAAAAACATTGAAACAATGAAAGTTACTAAAGAGGGAATGACAAAAAGTGATATCGAGAAGCTGAGTAATATCCTGTCTCGACAAGATTTTAAATTCGGTAAATGTAGCAATAAGACACGCATCAAGATCGTACGTATGCAGATACTTCTTGACCCGATCGCCGAGACAGTCAAGAAAGCCAGGGAGACGGCCGACAAACAATTCATGAGTGAACGTCTTAGAGGTATGCTTGAAAAGGTTCAGCAGCAGAAAATGATGGCAGACGATCCGGATGTGTACGAGTTCGACAAGCTATTCAAGGCATACAATGAGAACATTAAAGAGGCAATGACACCTGTTCTGGATGCAACGGTAGATGTGAAGCTGGAGAAGCTCTCATTATCGGAGTATGACAGTGTACTTGACAGTAATGCGGATTGGATTTCTGGTGGAACGCCTAAATTCCTGTTCCTCATGATCGTGGACGATAAGCCTGAAGAAAAGACGGAAGAGGCGACAAAGTAAACGAAAAACCGCCCGACCTTCAACAGGCTGGGCGGTACTAACCACTAACTTAAATATAGCTACGTAATGAATTTATGACTAATTAATTCTTTGCAAATATAGGGCATTGATTATCTGTACACAATCGCTTTATATAGGTATAGTTTAAGTTAGGGTAATGATAACAAGGTATAAACGTAAATAAAGAGTAAATGGATGAAAGGAATGTGATTGGAGGTATTACTACCGCTGCATTAAGCGGTTGTATTGAGTTCTTGGAGCCGCTTCGGTGGTTCTTCTTATTGGGGTTAATTCTCATACTTGCCGACTTACGGTTTGGGATTAGTGCGGCCAAGATTCGCAAGGAGCAGGTCCGCACGTCACGGGCTATCAGAAGAACTATAAACAAGATTATTGATTATCTGTGTTGGATTTTCACGGCCGGAGCATTGGGGGCAACGTTCGGTGTCTCTTTTGGCATCACCACATTGCCGGCACTGGTGATGCTCGTTGTGTACGGCATAGAGATCAACTCTTGCTTCGCTAATTACTTTGAGGCGAAGGGAAAAAAGATCAAGGTTAATATATTCAAGTTCTTCGCTAAGAAGAGCGATATCATTGAAGTAGAAGAGGAGGAGACAAAATGAAGTACTTTACTATTGAAGAGCTTACACGCAGCAGTGTTGCTCAGACAAGGAGAATTGAGAATAAGCCGGATGCCGGTCAGCAATCGGCATTAGTTGACTTGATCGAGAATGTTCTTGACCCACTTCGGGAGAAGTTCGGCAAACCAATCTTGGTTAGCTCCGGTTTCCGTTCAAAAGACTTAAACCGCGCTGTCGGTGGTGCCGCTACTTCACAACACATGAAAGGAGAGGCAGCCGATATCTATACCGGCACAAAGGAAGGTAACAAGGCATTATTTGATATTATACGTAAGGAGCTACCTTTTGACCAGGTAATTGACGAGAAAGACTTTAGCTGGGTACACGTGAGTTATAAGAAGAGTGGTAACAGGAAACAGACGCTGAAATTATGAAACGGGAAGAGTTGAAAGTAAGTGCAGGCTTTATGCTTGCGCTTATTGTTGCGTTACTTATGTGTTGCGGTTCTTTGATTTCATCGTGCGGTAGTAGTAAATCTTCATCTAAGCAAGAAACATCAATCGAATCCGGGAGCCAAACCAATCGGAAAGATACTGCTTCACTCAACGAGCAGAACAAAAAGGTCGAGACCGAAGACGTTACTGAGGAAACGGAAGAGGTTACTACTGTCTATGATACAAGTAAGCCGGCTGACCCATCAACCGGTAAGTCTCCTGTTCTCTCTGAGACGAAAAAGAATACGAAGAAGGGTACCAATAAGAAAAAGGAAGAAAGTAGCAATACGACGCTTAATCAGTCCAGCATGGAGCACTCAAATGATAGTACTAAGATTAAGGATGCCAGAGAAGAGGATAAGCAGAAGCAAGAAACGACGGTACCAAGGCAGATTGGTGGAATGTTTTGGGCGTTGGCGGCATTGGTTGCCATGGTTGTTTTGGGATGGTTGGTGTATAGGTGGAGGAGAAAGTAGGAAATATTATTCGTTTACACAAAAAATGAATAAAATTATGCGCAATTCTTTAAATACGTGACTTACGCTGAGATGTCACATATCGGGAATAACAAAAAGTGATTTATATATTAGTATATAACATCTTTGTAAAAGAAATAAAACGACTGAGTGGTATCGGTCTTATCACAATATTAAATCTCTGTTCGTGTAATTGCCCGCATACCACTTTAAGGCAATGAAAGGATAGAGATTTTTCTTTTGCGCTACCAAATTAATGGGTAGAAAGAATATTGATTGAATGACGACGATAGTTGTCGGACAACTCTATGGTTAGTATATATCAGCAATCCGATAAGGGGTGAAGGGGCTCGAATCCCTACTTGCTACAAAGCATCACAAAAATAAACCCCTACAAAAGACGCGAGTAGTGATGCACTTCGTCCGATGTAGGGATAATATCAACGTTTAATACTGCAAATGTATGAAAACAAATCAAGAAATGGTTCGTCAAATGGGTAATTTTAATGTTATTCAACGGACAAGTGATGGGTATTTTAATGCCACTGGACTTTTGAGAATGTGGAACTCTGCTAATCCCAACGAGCAAAGGAGGCTAGATAACTTCTGGGAAGTGACACATCTTGATAAACTAATGTCGGAAATAGCTGAAAATGAGCTTCATTTTAAATCACTGAATTTCGGGGATTTAAAAAATGCGCTTTCTATGGCTTGTAGAGGTAAGAAAAATGGTGGTACATGGATGCATCCTATTTTGTTTGTTAAGTTCGCCATGTATTTAAGCCCTAGATTTGAGTACCATGTTTTGAAATTCGTTTCTGACGAAATGATACGCTATCGTAACGATGCTGGAGATGCTTACAAGGAGTTGAGCTCTGCCATCATGCGTATTGTTCCAAAAGACTTCATGCCGAAGGCAATGTGTAGGGTTGGCGAGGCGTTGAATTGGGTTGTGTTTGGCAATCACGAGAAAGATTTACGCAACAAACATGGTGAAGAACATAAGCAGCGTGAGCTTTATCAGCTCGAAAAGAAAGTGGCTGATTTGATAAATGAAGGATTTATAACTAACTTTGACAACGTTATTAACTATCTAAGAAATCAGTACCAGAAGCGGAATTCCCCGCAAGTATTTAATCAAAGTGTAGCTTAAATGAATGCATTATCCAAGTTGAAAGTGAGTTATATAGAGGGGTTGATAGCCAACCCTTTTTATGTTCGTAAGTTGATAAATCGCAGGAGTAATGTTATCTTGTCTTGTCTTTTGACCCAAGCGTATAGCCATTTTACTACGATGATGTTGCATCGTAGTTTGGCCGTACTTGATAACAACTCTTATGAGGAGGCAGAGAAGTCGGCTATCTTGTTCGATTCTCTATTCGCTTTAGATGTTAAGCCAGAAGATATGCTGCATAAAACTGATGAAGAGACGAATAAATCCTTGGATGACTATGAGAAGCTATGTCATAATCTTAATGCTTTAGAAAAGTTAGGCATAGAGAGGGAGGTGGTTATTGCTTTTTGCAAACAAGTTGAGTACGGGTGTGGAAATAAGCTTGCCAGGTATCGAGTTCAATGTAACTTTCATTATACATATTATGCAGAAGCGACTTTTCTCTATCTGTTGGACCTGTGTTCCTACGAAGAAATGATGGAGCAATTCTTTGAGTATAGCTTATTCACAAAGAAGCGCTCTCCGGCTAAAGTTAGAAGATTTATAACGGATCTAAGGAAAGCTTTGGATTTATTCAATGAAATAACTCAGAAAAGGGACATCCGGGCAAAACGTAAATGATAATAGACCAGAGTGTAATTAACTCTTTATCCAACAAAAGAAAGCCCCGTCTACCAACGGGGCTTTCTTTTGCCCAATATCAGAAATAAGATACACCAATTCTCTGCGTTTTCAAGCGTTGTAACCACTATGTTTCCAAAAGTTGGGATGATTTTCCGCATAATTTAGAAAATTAACAATTTTGCCCTGCTCCTTCTGGAGTGGGGCTTTCCCATAAAATTGTGGAAAACTACCATCATTTTAAATCACTGGATTTCGGGGATTTAAAAAATGTATAACGCTCGATAATCAGCAATGGTCATTTTTGACCTATGGCTTTCTGTAAGATAGTAATGGCTACTGTATAGTGCAGTAGCCTTCTTTTGTTAAATTATCTTTGACAGCGTTTCCACATGCCTTTCAACGGTTGTTTTCAATATTTTCGCATAGATTTGCGTTGTCTTTATATCTTTATGCCCCAACATCCTGCAAACAGTTTCAATAGGAACATCATTAGCAAGCGTTACAGTGGTGGCAAATGTATGCCGGGCAATATGTGATGTAAGCGGTTTCTTCAACCCTAAGCGCAACTCTATTACATGTAGAAAATCATTATATTTCTGTATGCTTATCGTTGGAAGTCTTTCATTATACTTTAGCAAGATATCAAGTGCGGGTTTTAATACCGGCGTATAAAATTTAGTTCCGGTCTTTAGCCGTTCACCATCTATGTAATACATACCGTTGCTCTGAACCACATCCTTATCGTATCGAAATAGGCATATATCAGAATAGGAGAGGCCCGTGTAGCATCCAAACACAAAAACATCTCTAACGCGCGCTAATTTATCAGGAAGCTCTGCATCACGCAGTAGGTTTAATTCATATTGATTTAATGGCTCACGCTCTTTGCTGGTGCCTCGTGAAACGTCAAAAACATCATAAGGGCTATAGTCGATATATCGTAACTTATGAGCTTCAAGAATGTACGGTTTAACCCTCTTGTGATACCCATGTATGGTTACTTGACATCTTTTTGGATCTTCTGCACGGAGAAAGTCATCGAATCGCTTGAGTGTTTCAGGTGTAAGGTCGGAAAATGTACGCATCTTGCCGAATCTTCTTACGGTTTCCCATGCCGCTATATGGGCGCGTCGCGTTGAATCACGAATCTGCCTTTTGCAAATACAGTCATACATAAAATCAATAAATGATGTCGGTTTCACGGCTCCTTCATATCGAGCATTAAATGATTGCATGCTTATAGGCTCCTTATCAACATCCATTGCAATAAGTATACGCTCTACTTTCTTTTTAATCCCAAGTAAAGTATTGTTTAGCTGATCGGCATCGTTGTGTTTAACAACGATTGATTCATTCCATTGTTCCGGTAATATCTGAATACCGGTATTCACAAATTTCCTTTGTTGCCTGCTGAAGTAAATTTCAATTTCGACAGTAGCCGGCTTTACGTCTGTGGCTGTACGACGTCGGTCATATATATACCGAACTGATGGCATTGTACTCAT